GATATTAGATAGAATATGGCACAACACGATTATAATATAGCAAATCAGGGTTTCCCTGCATTTAGAACAGATTTAAACAACGCACTATCGGCAATTCAAACAACAAATTCAGGAACATCAAGACCAACTGGTGCTGTTGCTGGTCAGCTTTGGTTGGACACAACAACTGCAACTTCTCCAACTTTAAAATATTATGATGGTGCTGATGATATATCTTTAGCAACTATTGACCATACAGCTAACACAGTAAATTGGTTAGATTCAACAGTATCAATTACTGGACTAACAACTACTGCAACAGGAACAGTTTTAACACTTTCAGATTCAGCTTCTACATCAACAGTAAATTTAATTATAGACAATCAAAAAGAAATTCGCTTTCGTGAAACAACAGCTAACGGAACAAACTATGTTGCATTAAAAGCACCAGCTAGTGTTAGTGCTGATTTAACTTTTACTTTACCTGCAACTGATGGAACTAATGGACAAGTATTAAGCACAAATGGGTCTGGTGTATTATCTTTTATAACTCCTTCTGCTGGTATTGCTTGGCAATCTTCAGTTAAGACTTCTGGTTTTACTGCTGTTGCTGGAGAAGGATATTTTTGTAATACAACATCTTCTGCATTTACAGTAACTTTACCAGCTTCACCAAGTGCTGGTAATCAAGTAGCAATAGTAGATTACGCAGGAACTTTTGATACAAACGCACTAACTATTTCTCCTAATGGAAATAAAATAGAAGGTGGAACAAGTAACCTACAATTAACTGGCGAAAGAGAAGGAGTATTATTAGTTTATATAGACGCAACACAAGGTTGGTTATCAACATCAGGAATTAATGAAGGTTCAGATGCTTTATCACCAGTTCCTTATGCAATAGATTTTTTAGTAGTAGCTGGTGGTGGGGGTGGTGGTGGTGGTGGTCATGGTGCTGGTGCAGGTGCAGGTGGTTATAGAACTTCAACACAAACAGTTTTAGCAGGAACAGTAATTACAGTAACAGTAGGAGATGGTGGTACTGGAAATGCACCTTCTGTTTTAAATACTAGTGGTAGTAATTCTTCAATTTCAGGTTCAGGATTAACGACAATAACATCAACTGGTGGTGGTTTTGGACACAACGGAACTAATGTTGGCAATGGTGGTTCAGGGGGTGGTTCTGGTGGAAGTCTTTTAACAGTAGGAACTGGTAACACTCCAAGTACATCTCCTAGTCAAGGAAACAATGGTGGTCTTGAAAATCATTCTGCACCAAGTTATCCAACTGGTGGTGGTGGTGGTGCAGGTGCTGTTGGTGGTAATGCTTCTTCAGGTACAGTTGCTGGTAATGGTGGTGCTGGTACAGCTTCTTCAATAACTGGTTCTTCAGTAACAAGAGCAGGTGGTGGTGGTGGTTCAATACATACAGCAACAGGAAGTGTTGGTGTCGGTGGGTCAGGTGGTGGTGGTAGTGGTGGTGATGGTCCGAATGGTGGTGCGACTTCAGGAACAGCTAATACTGGTGGTGGTGGTGGTGGAGCAGGAAATCCTGGTGGTACTACGTCTGCTGGTTCTGGTGGTAAAGGAGTTGTTATATTAAGCATACCAACTGCAAGTTATTCATCTACAACAACAGGTTCGCCAACAGTTACAACATCTGGAAGTAATACAATTTTACAATTTAATGGTTCAGGGAGTTACACAACATAATGGCATCATTCGCAAAAATAGGATTAAATAACAAAGTAATTGAAGTTCTTTCGGTTAATAACGAAGTATTAAAAGATGCTGATGGAATTGAACAAGAAAATATAGGTATTGATTTTTTAACTAAATTAACTGGTTGGGCTATTTGGAAACAAACGTCATATAATACAAGAGGTGGAGTTCATTCTTCTGGTGGAACACCTTTTAGAAAAAATCATGCAGGAATAGGAATGACTTATGACGAAGATAGAGATGCTTTTATATCTAAAAAACCTTATAACTCTTGGATATTAAATGAAAATACTTGTGGTTGGGAAGCACCAGTTTCTAAGCCAACAGAAGAATTAGAAACAAATGAGTATTATTCTTGGAATGAATCCATTATAAATTGGGAAGTTAAAACCAAATAAAAGAAAAGGAAGGAAAAGTGGAATCAAATATTCATGGAATATTTCCAACACCAATTTACATATCAAAATTAGACAGAAGTCTTACTGAAGAAGAATTACTATTTGTAAATCAAACCAAACCTAATTCTTATAACAATTTAGGAAACATAACATCAAATGATAATTATATACTTAATCAAGAACCATTTAAAAAAATAAAAGAAGAACTTGATTTAAGAGTACAAGATTATTTTACTAAAATAATTTCTCCAGCTAATGATATAACACCATACATTACTCAATCTTGGTTAAACTATACAGAAACAAATCAGTATCATCATAAACACCAACACCCAAATTCATTAATATCAGGAGTTTTTTATATTAATTGTGATGAGCAATTTGACAGAATTAAATTCTACAAAAATGACACATACCAAACCATAAAACCACAAACTAAAGAATGGAATTTATGGAACTCAGAAAATTGGTTTTTCTCAGTTAAGACTGGAGATATAATATTATTTCCATCATCATTGACTCACATGGTAGAAACTAAACAAGGAGAAAATACTAGAATTAGTTTGGCTTTTAATACATTTATAAAAGGAACAGTAGGAATTAATAAAGAATTAACTGAACTTATATTATGACAGTAAGAAAACTATCTGTTGAAGCAACAATAAAAAGATACACTAATGAAAATGGTTTTTCTTGGGGTATTAATACAGTAATGAAATCTTTAGCACCTAACGCAAGTTATGATTTAACTTCTGCTGGTGAGTTTATTATAGATAGATGGGATTCTCCTTTGCCACAACCAACATCACAAGAAATAAGAGATGAGTATATTAGACAACAAACTATTGCAGAATGTATAGAATACTTTAATAAGGTTAAATGATATATTTTATATTAGGTTTAATACTTGGCTTATACGCAGAATGGAAGTGGGAGATTGCTAAGTACGTTATCGCATCAGTTAAAGAACATTTAAACATCAAGTAGTCTTGAAATATGTTGCAACGCAATATATATTAGTTCTCTAACTAACGGAGAATAAAATGTTTACATTTAAACTACCGACATACGAAGAACTAAAACAAAACTACGAAACATACTTAAAAGATGTTCAGAAGTTTTACAAAGACTTCTATTCGGACATACAAAAGACTTTTAATAAATAGACTTTATCTATTCATATTTGTTTGATAAAAGAACTGCACAATATTTAATGTGCATTTATAGATTAGCTGATGGCAGTTGTTGTCTTTTGAAGTCTTGTAAGTGTACCGATAAAGACAATGACAAAAAAGAATACAGACGAGATTCAATCTCTTACATTTAAAGGGCATATCACAGGAATTAAAAGAGAAATCAAAATACTAGGTTGTTCAGTTTATAAGCTGGAGAAAAAAGTAGAATCTTTATTTTGGTCTATTCTTTGTGGGCTTGGTGCTTTATCGTTAGCTTTAATCACAATATTTTTAGCTAAGTAAGTATTGCTTAAAAAGCCGAATACAACTAACAGTTAGTTATGAATAAAAGAATCTTAGTCATATCAGATTTACACATTCCATATCATAGAGAAGATTCATTTGAGTTCCTAAAAGAAATTAAAAAAGAATATAAGCCAGATACAATCGTAAACATAGGTGATGAAATAGATTGCCACGCATTATCATTCCACGATCATAACCCTGATCTTGCTTCTGCTGGACATGAACTTGTAAGAGCAAAAGATTTTATAAAAGAATTAGAATCAATATTTCCTGAAATGACTTTGCTAGACTCAAATCATTCTAGCTTAGTTTATCGTAGAGCAATTAAATCAGGAATCCCTAGAGGTTATCTAAAAGAATACAACGAGTTTTTAAATGTTAAAAAATGGAACTGGGTAGATAATTTAACTCTTACCTTACCTAATAAACAAAGATGTTTCTTTACTCATGGAATATCTGCTGATGTAACTAAAGTATCTCAAATCAATGGAATGAGTTGTGTTCAGGGACACTTCCATTCTAAATTTAAAATAGAATACTGGGCTAACCCTGATGCACTATTCTTTGCTATGCAAGTTGGTTGCTTAATCCAACAAACTAATATGGCTTTTACTTATTCTAAAAACTTTAAAACAAAATTTATAATGGGTTGTGGAATGATCGTAGATTCTACTCCAAGACTAATGCCAATGGTACTTAACAAAGAAGGCAAATGGATAGGCAAGTTAGTTTAAATTTTTCTCTAAGAGAATTTATATATTCTGATACTGCAATCAGATTACAGATAGACAATACTCCAACTGATGAAGTTTTAGTTAATCTACAAAATGTATGCCAGTTTATTTTAGAACCAGTAAGAAACTATTTTAACAAACCAATTACAATTACTTCTGGCTATCGTTCTCCTGAGTTATGCAAAGCCATAGGAAGTTCTGTAACATCACAACATACTTTTGGACAAGCAGTAGATTTTGAAATTTTAGGAATACCAAATAAAGAAGTTTCTGACTGGATAGTTAATCACTTAGATTATGACCAATGTATTCTTGAATTTTGGAAACCTCAAGAACCTAATTCTGGTTGGGTGCATTGTTCTTACAAATTATCAGGTAATCGTAAAATGTATTTAAGAGCATACAAAGGAAACGGAAGAACTATCTATGAAGTCATTTAAAAAACAAGTTGGTGGAAGCCATTACAAGAATTACAAAATCCAACCAGTAGAATTTATCATCAAAAATAATATTGGATTTGTAGAAGGAAATATCATAAAGTATGTATTACGTTTTAAAGAGAAGGGTGGTGTCCAAGACTTGGAAAAAGCTAAACACTACATAGAACTACTTATAGATACAACCAAAAGTAGATAATATCATTTAAAAGCATTTTAAGGCATATTGGCTTTAAAACGAGTATAATCCCATAAGAACTCCAATCATTAAAAAATAGGGGTATTTTAGGGGTTTAAATAGGCAAATTTAGAACATTTAGAGAACGATATGGCAAATTACATAGTAACCACAATAGACCCAAATTATGTGTCAGAAACACATGATATTGGTGCTTCATCAGCACAATCATCAGCTATTACAACTGGCTCAGGATTAATTAGAATATCAACAACATCACATTGTCATATTAAATTCGGTGCTAACCCAACTGCTACTGAAGAAGATTTAATGCTACCAGCAAATCATGTAGAAATATTTTCTTTTGTGTCTGGTCAAAAGGTAGCTTTTATTCATCATGGTGGGGGTGCTGGTGAGATTAACATTTGTGCAGTAGATTAATATGCTTCCAGCTTTAAGTGCTTTCGCACCACTCCTTACAACAATATTTAAAACAGTTGATAAAGCTATTCCTGATAAAGATTTAGCTGAAAAATTAAAAGCTGAAATGAATATGCAGTTACTCCAGTCTGGTACTGAAGAATTAAAAGCATCTGCAAGAATAGTTGAAGCAGAAGCTAAAGCAGGTCTTTTTGCAAGTTCGTGGAGACCACTTTTAATGTATGTAATGATATTTATTTTAATTATAAATTATATTATTGCACCAATGGTTAAAGCTGTATTTGGTGTTTCTATTGGATTTGAATTACCTACTGACGTTTTTACACTTCTTCAAATTGGTTTAGGTGGTTACGTTGTGGGAAGATCAGGCGAGTCTATTGCTAGAACTTTAGCTTCAAGACCAATAAACAAGAACCAAGAAAATGGATAGTCTAAAGTTAAGCGATCAAACGCAAGTATCTTTACCTATTAAAAATATTGTAGCTATTGTATCTGCTATCGTTGTAGCTGTTTGGACTTATTTTGGAATTGTTGAAAGACTTAATAGACTTGAAACTAATGAAAAGTTAATGTCGCAAGACTTACTTAAAAAAGCAGAACAAACTCCTAAGAACCAAGAGATGTATATGTTGATTGAGTACCAAGCTAAATCAATAGACAAGCACTCAAAACAATTAGAAGAAAACGTACACACTAAAGTAATCATTAGTCAATTAGAAAAGAAAATAGATAAGCTAGAAAAAGAATTAGATTCATTAAGAGGTAAATAATGTTTGAAGTAGTATTTGCTTTACTGATGTATATGAATGGTAAGCTAGAAGGTTATT